TCGGCTACTGCATGAATCAAATCAGCTGACACTACGTTGCCGTAACGTTTCATTAACAAGGCTTCTTCTCGTTCCAATGTCAAGATGTCAACCTCAATAATTTCAAAACGATCCATTAATGCACGGTCTAATACGCGTGTCGATGTATACTCAGTACCGATATTCGCAGTTGCAATAAAAGATACTCCGGATTCTACCCGAATGGTCGGTGCATCGATATCTTCATCGAGGCGAAGGTATCGTTGACCTTCATCTAATACTGTCATTAAGATATTCCATGCTTCGGGATGTGCACGAGACAACTCATCCATTAATATAACCGCATTCTCGGTTTGAATTGCTTTTACAAATGCTGACTCATCGAAGGTTGTTTGACCATCTTTAAAGTGAGTGTTACCAATCAGTGTAGCTCTAGGATCCTGTGTTGCTCCCAAGTTAAAATAGAAGAATGGTCGATCCGTTGCTATCGGTAATGCTTTAGCTGCTTGTGTCTTACCACATCCGGCAGGACCAACCATCATAATGTTTTTACCTCGAACTGCTGATCTTACTAGATACTTCCACTTGATATCAGACATTTCTAAATCTGCTGGTTTTATTTCAGCTGATCGAGTAATCAATGCCATTGCATCATCCATTTCAACTACTGGCTTAGATTGTGTGGTTGATGGTTCTGTCGGGATTTCGGATAGATCTACCTGTCTAGCACGACCCGTCGCATGGTCAAATGCTAATGCTTTTCCGTGTGTCTGGGCATTTTTTATCATAATGCCTCGGAATAAATGTGTAATGTCTCGATCCGTACCCACTTCAAATACTCGGCCGGCTCCTTTAATAATACCAAATGTTTTGCTTTTCATAACTCATTATTTTTATACTTTAAATATAAGAATAATATATTAGAAAACCAAATTATCTGATAACTTTTTTCATACTACCATCATCATATATTTCAATGTAAGTTCCGTTAACGGCTGATGGATCACATTCTTGACCTAATAGGTTAATTGTTTTAACAAGTATTTTTGATCCGGTATTATCAATTGCAATAGGACCATATATTTTGAATTGCCCATCCCGATCAACTTGAACCAATTGATAATAGTTAATTGAGTGACTGAAATCATTATCAATAAAACTATATGATACTAATTGATTACTGAATCCGACAGCTGTTTTAGAACCTACAACTGAATTTTCTGTGAACTCACCGGTAGCGCTACGTTCAATTAAAAAATAATCCGAATTATGTTCTGATGCAGTTTTCCAAATTAAAACATTGCCCGACCCCGTAGACATACCCTCAAAGGAAACAAGTTCAATTGGTAGTGCAGCTTCTTCAACCAATTCAATGTTATCAATCCACCATTCTTCACCGGCGGAATTTATTCTGCAATATATATCAACTGCAACTTGTGTGATGTTATTAGGTAAATCCAATGTTATATAAGTCGGAGCCGTAGTTGAAATACCTGCAGGAGCTTGATAAACATCTCCGGCCGGAAACGCAGAATTAGTAAATACACCATTTGCTGTATGATTTATTACTCCGGTAGCCGAGTATGACCATTGAGCATTGCTGTTTCCAGTAATACGTAATTCAGTAACATAACTAACACCGCCATTTGTTGATATTTGTACAGATACATAATCTGCTGCATCGACACCTCTTGTAGTAGCCGTTGGATTAGAAAATGTATAAGATGCTAATCGAAATTTAACTTGATATTGTTTTGCGGAATTCAATCCAGTTATGTTAGGCATAGAATACCAATCTTGTTCGATTGCAGATGTTCCATTACCCGCACCATAAATTACTGCACTATTCGTGGGACTAACCGATGCATTGTTATACCAACCCGTAGTAAATGCAGGAGTCCACCATCCGGCGGTTGCATATCCGGCAGAGAACGTTTCCATGTTATCAAATTGTATAACTGTCTGTGTTCTTGCAAGACCTGTTATCAATAAAAATATTAATGCTAATTTATTCATATTGTTTATTTTTATGTTTATGTTTTCGTGTATATGTTTTTTTAGATTGTTCTGTTCTAGAAACAAAGCGACCATCAAAGAAGCCTTGTTGTTTTTGTGATTCTCGAGATGCACCAATATTGATCTTTAAAATCTGGTTGTTCATAATAAATAATAATGTATTTTCTTAAAAAATCCAAATTACCATTTTCTACAAGACCAATATCTTGCTTTCCATCTCGGACCTGGAGTATCACAACGATGCCTAGCTCTAAATGAACGTCTACGTGCAGGATTACTCTTACGTATTCTCATATTAGGGTCGCCGAAGTTAACCTTTACAACGTTGCCTTTGTCATTTTTAACGTAGACTTTGAATTTCTTAACATCGCCTCGCATTGGTTTGCCTAATTTAACTGTACGTCCTTGGTATTCTGCTTCAGTTAATACATTAAGTTTTCCAGATTTAATATCTTCTAACATTGCAATTGCACATTCATTACAGACTGTTATTTCTTCCATAGATTCCTTTGTTTTATTTCCCCAATTTTTTGCTCCGACTTTACGGCATTTTGATAAAGCTAGTGATCCGTATGCTGATGGCCACGTTCCTCCATTTCGTGTGTATCTAGATTTTACTTTACTGTAACAAGCATCTCGTTTTGCTGGTTTGTCTTCGTCTATAATAGATTCAGCTTTTGGTGTACGCTTACCCATTCCGACTCGTCGTTTTTGAGCCACTAATGATTCTTTTTCTTTTTTATCGAATGAGCTCCATGTTTTAGGAGTATCGTCAGATACCTTTTTACTAGGACGACATTTTTTTACGCCTTTGGTTTTATCATTACCACAAGGTCTGCCGTGTTGATCAACCCATTTTTCTTTGACCCATCTACGTAAATCTTCATCTAGTAAATTAGTTAATTTAATCATTACAACTCCTGCCGTATTCCTAATTTAGGGAGATATGTTCTCCATGTATCTATTATGCGTTGTTTTTCTTGATCTGTGATAGTACCATTTGCAACCCATCGGCCTAAGTATTCATCAACTACCATTTTAAATGGTTCTCGTTTCTTTTTAGCTTTGAGATACATTCCTTGTATCATTGCTGGAATTTCTTTTTTAAGCAAGAAATATTCTGCAGGACGTCGCTCTCCAGATTGTATTTTATTTCGTTGTCTCATATCCGACGGCAAATATTTTGAATCAATTGTGTTCCATCCGGATTGAGTTGTGTGTTCTATTTCATGACGCAATGTGTCGCGAAGTTCCATTGCAATACCACTCAATATGTTTGGATAGTCTGCCGGGTCTAGTTCGAATCGAATTTCTATTAATGGTAGATCGGCTGAAGTTCTTTTAGTTTCGTTGTAAGCATCTCCGCCTACTCTGAAATCATCTAATCCTTGAATCCATTGCACTTTAAGTGTTAAGTTAAAATCTAATGGTATTTGAGTGTTTTCTACTTCTTGAAAATATATATGTCTGAATGAATCATCATCAATATCAGGAATAGATTCACCTTGTTTAAAATATATTTTTTGTCCGGAAAATACTCCGCGCGGATTTGATACCGATGAATAACTTTTTTTTATTATATCTAGTAATCGATTAGAAAGTTTGCTAACTAAACTATCATATCGTCCTTCATTAATAAGCATTTTCATTGATATCATATTAATAAATATTAACCTAATGCATTATAGTTCCAAAACATTTCTTTTTCTTTGTTAAAAGGTGCACCTACTTGTTGATAGTAACAATTAAGACATAATAGTTGCAAATTTTCTATGCGATGATTTGTATCATCACCATCTAAATGATCTAGCAACAACGGAACGGTATCATCAGTTACTCGACGTTCTGCATATCCGCAACATTGACATTCTTCTGAAAATATACTCAATGCTAACAAACGATTTCTTAGTTTCCAAGTTGGATAATTTGGAAATTCACCTTGCAGTATTCTATCAATAGAGTATTTACCAGAATTAGCACGTTGACTGTCTTTTGTAATACCGGTACCGGCTTGGTTAGTATGCAGATCATACAATGTTTTACCCGTTGCTGAGTCAACATACATTTTTGCATATTTTTTATAAGTCGTAAAAGATATCTTAAGGAACCGTGCTGCTTCTGCATTTGATTTTGTATTAGATATAGCATAACGTATATCAGATTCAGGTAAATCATATGCAGAGCGACCACGACCGTATATATATTTATACTGTTGACTCATTTAATATACCCCTTTTTTTCTTAGTTCTTGAATTGCATATTTTGGGTGTATCTTGGTTTCCCACATCTGACGCATTTCATCTTTTAATTTAGATGTGAAATCTAAGAATGTTGCCGGATATAATCCACTACGTTGTTTTACATCATCATACCATGTTGAATATGAAGAATACTGTTCATTGAAACGATCGGTATCGGTACGAGTTTCCCAATATTCAATTTGATCTTTCAATGGCCACAAATTAATTGGAACATTTGGATCTTTTCGACGTCCCGGTAATTTTGGTTGATTTTTTTCACGATTAGCATTTTTCGTAATGAATTTGTCCATTAAATTTACTGAACGATCTTTTGGTGATTCGCCAGAATGTGCGGATTTTCTTCCCATAACTTATTTTGTTTTTTCTGTTAAAATAACTAGTTTACGCCAAGCATCTTCTGCTTGATAAACATACTTCTTAAATTTTATAATATCTTGTTGTTTTCTTGAAACCTCAGCACGTTTCATGTTTCTATGATATGCTGCATGTAACAAACCGATTTTTATTTTATACCACCATTTCATGATTTTTTATATTTTGATAATGTTGTTGTTAATCCTAAATCTCGCAATTCATGATATACAGAATCACATTGATCATAACTATCAACAAATATAGAACATTGCATTGAATAGTGAACAATATTAGCACATTGCACAGCCTGCAAGTAATTGTGATTACATATCTCCATTAAAGATGTAACTACATGATCAAATGTGTTATGATTATCATTGTGCAGAATTACCTGCCATTGACCTCTTTTACTTGTCGATTGTTTTTTGGACATCTCTAATGATTGCACATTGTTCGTAAAATTCATGTTGTTCTGCATAATCTAAACACTGTGTTAGAAAACGACTTCTTCTGTCAGTATCCCAATGTTCAGGCCAATCCCACGATCCACTTTTCATGTGATTGATTGATGCTATTAATAACTTGTTAATAAAATTTTCATCCATACTTTATAATATAAAAATGTAGATAATTATCCAATACAAATTAAATATAATTAGCATTTTTATCTGTAGTTACATTGTCATACCGTACCCAACCAATGCCAGTACCGTTTCCAACACCTGGTAATAGTTTTACCATATACCATGTTTGACCTTGGTCATCTTTTGAGATTTTCATGATTTTACCAACTGGATCCGGCCATGTTATTTTGGTTTGAAAATTGTGAATTAATCCGGTATTTACTTCTGGAGACGTACGAACATTTACATAGTCAGCTGATGTTCGTTTTCTAGGATATACCATTTTACCTATCAATGATCCTGCCGCAGAATCTTTTGGCATACCTGAGCTCGTTGCAACAGATTTACTTTTACTACCAGTTCCTTTTAGTTCAGAAGCATATTTACGAAATGCATCTGCATTAGATTTCATTCGTTTAACTACACCTTTAAATCGGCCTGGATTTAGATAATTCGGATGATTAAGATATTCATCTGCAACTCTATCCCATTTGCCTTGATTAATCATTTTACGCGTTACTGGTCCTAGGTCACCTCGATAGATTGCATTTAATATTGCCGTTCGTACATATTTAGGATATGACGCAAATTTAGGAATCAACCTAGCTGCTTTTGCTTCGTTGTCTGCAATGCCTTTTGCTAACAACTTTTCAGCTGCAGCTTTTGATATTTTCATCCCTGGTTTTAACGATGGATATACCGCTGCTGTTGTACCATATCCGATAGTTAGTGTTCCGATAATCGGCGTTCCAAGTTTTGCTGGAACTCTTGGATTTGCATCATCATATGCTAGATGGTTTCCATTAGCATCAGTTGGTCCAGGTCCTTCCCATTGCTTAACCATTTCTTTAAACTCATTGTCAAATGCTAGAGATGCTTCTGACAGTATAGATTTTAGATGTATCATTTACTTGCCTCGTTCTTCACGAATGATTAATTCGCCCAAAACTTCTAAACGTCCAACTTCTCGTTGAAATTCAATTGCAGTCATATCCAATGAAATCTTTTTAAGTGTTTCAGCAAATTCTTTTTTTGCAGAATCAATATCAAATTTACCAGCAGTAGCTCGTTTATAGTATGGAGCTTTTACTTTGAAGTGATGCCATGTTAATAATGATAACCCGCCTTTTTCTTCAGCAGTTGTAGCTATCTTAGCAGCACCCTTTCCTCGAGTCTCTGCAAATTCCTCAAACTTATTGTTAGTTTGTTTGGATTCGAATAGTAAATTTATTAGTTTCATATTAATAAATATTACTTAATAGATTTATCTTTGTTAAACTCAGTCATATATGAATAATCCGTTTCATATCCAGCTTTACCTTCAACAGAATAAACTGTCATATCAATTTGATAACCCGGATTTTTTTCTATTCTGTTATATGTCCATGCGGTGTCCATCCATATAATACGATTGTTAGGATAAATAAAATAATTACCATTATCCATTTTAAATACATGGCCGCATTTATGTTCTGGTGTTTCTGAGAAATTAGTATCTAACACATTTCGATTTTCATGAGACCAATCCAATGTAAACATGTATGTGCCCTGACGTTTAACTCCTGTTATTGAAATTAAATCAGCTCGTAGTCCAGATAACCGTTCTCGTATTTGTACATCGATATAAGAAGAAAAACAATCCCAATAAACATGTTCAGTTAAAGGTAATCGTTCAGCATCTTTTTGCCAGGCAAATGCATGAATCGGTCTACGTGTCCAATTCACACCATTCTCTAAAAATGCTTCAAACAATGGAGTTCGTTTCTGAATCGATGCTACTGCATGCACATCAGCCGATGTAAACTCGCCATGACCTTTTTCATGATTAAATAAAAACTCGTTTCTTATATAACAAGTTATTGTTGGAATGTTTGCGTTTAAGTAAGCCAATCGATCTCCTCTTTAGTATATGTACATGTTAATTCTTCACCTGGTAGTATGTCTCGTAATGTTATATATCTATCTAACACTAAATCGTGATATACATTTGGTGTTTCTGAATGATTTATATAATAAGACATATTAATATTATTATATGTTCTTGCAAGCCAAATTCCAAATTTATCTGAATTACATGTTGATTTTAAATGAGTACGTATCGACGTATCATTGATTAATTCGTATGGAATATGTATATTATCAGAATTTACATCTTGAAATAATACATAACCGAATTCGATTTCTGTTATTGCGAAAACGCCAACTCCGTCACATACGAGCGACGGAGCTAACTTTGTTTTACCATAGTGGTTGATACTATGTACTATCTGTTTAAACAAAATTTATTTTTTATGTTTTGAAATTTCAACTGCTGCTAATTGTTTTAATGCAGCTTTTTTTGTTGGATGTGTACCTAAACGGTTACCACCTTTGCTTGGATATACTGCCCATCCACCATCTACACGTTGTATCTTTTCAGACATTACATTACGTAGATGATTTTTAAAATCGACTGGAACGAATTGTAGTTGTTGATTGTTATATGAATCGGATGCTGACATGTTACTCATCAAGAATCCTCCAACTTCCTCTACATCATCTTTAGATGTTGCAATATGATCCGCAGCCCAACCATGTCCATCCGAAAGCATTTGATCTACTTGTGCTGGATCTAATTGCAACATGGAATCTACCATTTTCTTGATGGTTTTTAGATTCTGAAAAAACATGTAGTTATCAGTATTGCTATGATCCATTTCTGAATTACAACCACATTCGTTAAGTCGTTTCATGTTATGCCTTTTCTACGATGGACCAAATAGCACCGGTAAGTGTCATGGCACCACCAACGATTTCTGTTACTATAGTTTCATCAACCATACCTCGCATTACGAAAATACCGCCGACAAATGTTAATGCATGACGAATAATTCCTAATACTTGTTCTTTTGTAAGTTTCATATATTTCCTTTTTATATAAATATTTGATTATGTGCTTTTAATCACAACTGTAACATTAACGCCCCAAACAGCACTACTTGCACCAGTTTCTGTTAGTCCAATTGTAACTACTTGGCCGGTTGTAACTGCGGTACCTGGTTCAATATAACCAATATCATATACGTTATTTAAATCTAATTGATTAATAGTAGTAATACTAGTACCATCGATAAATAAAACAGTATCTACTGTAGCCGCACCGCCGGTTGATGCATATGATGTAGCAGCAGCATATATAATATCACCGTCAAAAGGAGCTACTAACCCAATTCGATTTGGACCTAATGTGTTCGGTGGAGCTGCAAAACCTCCAATATATGTTTCTCGTCCATTTACTGTATTTGTTACTTGTGAATGAAAAAATGTTAAAGTTATGTATTCAGTACCAGAGCCAATTGCATTTAATGCATAGGATGCTGTTGTAGCAAAAGATGCTGAAACTGCTCTAGAAGCTGAAGTTGCGAAGGATGCAGTGCCTGTTAATGAACCAGTAAATGATCCAGAAGCTATAATGCTATCAGTACTAACACCACTTAAAGCATCTATAGTTCTAGTAACATGTTCTGCTTGTATAGTACCGCCGTTAGTAATACCCGTTTTATTTATTATTGCCATTGTTTATGTTCCTTTTCTTGTATATTGGCCAATTTTTTGTTTTTTCATTTAACCATTCTTGTCGGTTATCACAACCACAATCTTCATCTAACAATTCTGCAATACGTTTGGCAAGTTGATCTAATCCCGTTGCCGATGTTATTCGTTTAATGTCATCGCCTAAACCTTTACTACCATTTTGCATCGAGTCCTCCATTTCTAGTTGCATTTTGTAATTGCATAATCATAGTTTGATATTGTGCGGTATGTGGTATTTCAAATACCTGTGTTCCTGGATACTGATATTGTTGACCTGGATTCATTAAGATCATATGTCCGGTATCATCGATACCTAATACATCATATTCAACATGTTCCATTGTTATTCCACCACGTGGTGTAGGTATCATTGTGCATTTACCCGGATGACGCCATTGTCCCATTGGATCGGTGACAGCTTGTGTTTGTGTTAATACTGAGTTCCATCCATGCGTATCTAGTTTCCTTTTACCAGTTACATGCAGTATCAATGATTCAGTAACATCTGAATGATTATTTTCTTGTATTATATGCATAACTTCTTGTTTAACAATGTTTTCTATAGATAACCTACCTATAGTTATTTTTTGTTCTAATCGTTTTAAACGTTCAATATAGCCTTTATTACGTAGTTGTTTATACGCCATATTTTCTACTGAATATTCACCATTAGCATCTAATCCAGATTGTCTTAGTTTGCGAAGACGTTTTTTGATGCTAGCTATTTTTTTACCTACTAATGGATCTGATTCTTTAAGTGAATCTATTTCAAATTCATATGGTTCTGATTTTTGTTTTATTGCAGCATCATCAACTGAAATAACTTCTGAACTAGGTTTGCTTAGCCATTTATTTTTCATTACCGAAAAGACTCCGACACTTGAATGTAAATTATCGTTTGAATCTTGGGCATATAATTCAATATCCATTCCTTTATAAGTTAAAGGATAATTTAAATTCCAAATACTTTTCTTTGCACGCATATAATTGTCAACTAGAAGCAAATTATCGCCAACTTCCAAATAGTTAATAACAACATGTAAATCAATATCACTATATTTAGTCCAATTGTAATTTGCACTACTACCAATTAAAATTATATCTTTAATTGGTACTTTAATTTCTAGAAAATTATAAAATGTCCTAGCAATTTTTAATAATCCTAAACGTAAATTTGGATGTAAATGATCACCATCCCATAATTTAGGATTCAATGTAGATTGCGTTTCATATTCATTTATCATTCGATACCCAATTCTCGTTTCATGATAAGTATTTGTTCTTCAGAATAACCTTTATCTTTTAATATCTGCAAACGATCTGTGGTTTTTCCTGATGCATTTTTAAAATCAGTTTTTATAGTCGACCCTGCAGTACTAATTGATGTTGTTTCGGCGGGTTGATCTGTATTTGTAGTATCGCCCCCCAAACCAAAACCGGTAGCAACGCCAGTTGCGACACCTGCTACGGTTGATGCTGGTTCTTCAATATATGATTTTAAGTAATTATTATAAACTATATACAATGCTGGCATGATAACGCCCTGCGGATTGTCTTCAGTATCCCATCCAATTTTTTCTGCAAAATCTTCTAGTTCATTGTATACAATGTCGACATTTTTTGGATTAGATAGTCGGTATGAATCCAGTTTAATTATTTTAGAAAACATATCTGGAGCACCCGCAGTGAAGACCGCTCCGGGTCTGAACATGTTAGATGCTTGTGAAAAAGCATTGTCAACATATGTTTTATACAATTTATTATCAGTAGATGTTCTAGCAATATAATCTGATATACTCTTCCATTTCAGCGAATCTGTTTGTTTAACATTATCCATCCAATCTCTAATTTGAGAAAATGGTTTTCCTTGAAGCCATGGTGGTATTCCCATCGATGCAGCTTCTGCTGCACTGTAACGTTTATTACTTTTAAATATAAGAGCAGTTTTGTCTGGACTTTTGAATAATTGTTTCGTCCAACGTACATCCATCGCATCCTTAAGCAATTTTAATTCTCTTGTACCTACTCCATATTTTTTTAAGATATTTTTAGCAGTGCTATATACACCAACAGATCCAATAGTTAACACTTTATTTAAAACATTACCACCAGTTTTAGCAGCTTTTGATGCTTTAGCTGCCGCAACAACTTTTGATGCAAAAGAT